TGGGCCAAGAGGAGGTCTAGCTAATAATTCTAAAGATAATGCTTATCATTTTGGAGATTTTGGAGGATGGGCTTCTCATACAGATAATGATAGACGAGTACTCGATGGAAATGGCTCATATCAATCATTTTTTTCATATTTTGAAGAGCAATATTTGCAATTAAATAATCCTGGAGATTTCGATAGTGGGCATACATTTGCGTCTGAAACTCCATATAATGGGAATACTGTGAAATATTCATATGATCCTGATGCTAATAATTGGTTAGCTATAAATGATTGGGCTCCATACAAACAAGCTTATATGGCAGCAAAAGATGGAATTAGAAGATATAGTTCTCCAATAAGATTTCATATTCAACCTTCTACAAGTGTAATGATGGGTTCTAATAGTTGGGGTAAAAATGCTTATACAGGAGGAAGTCAATGGAATCCTTGCTGGCTTATAGCCCCTATATATCATGGAGATACTCCTTCATATGGAAAGATTTCTATATTTTTTGATATTCTTGGAATATATGATCCTAATGGACCTTTTTGGGATCCTCAAGATTTTGGAAATTTGGGTATGCAAGCCCCTAAATCATTATTTTCAAATCAAGGCGCTTCATACTTAGCTAGTTCACCAGCTAGTGGTGTTTCTTTTTGTTTAACAAAGCTTTCAAAAGGGGATATCGTTGGATATGATGGTATACATACAAGTAATTATTCAGAATTTTCTTGGAATAATCATGGGAATGTAGGTATTAATGATGGATATAGTTCTCCTCCATGGGAGGGTATCAAAACATTAACAGATATGATGATTCAAGCAAATCCAGAGTTTAGATATAATTCAGGGACAAATAGTTCAGAAGCTAATGAGGCAGGACAATATAAAACTTATGGAGAATTTCCTTGGAGAAATTGTCATTGGGGTACTGTAGATAGTTTAGGTAAATATGATGCTTTAGCATTGGGTATATTTACAGGTACGAATATAAATCAACCTCTAAATTATAATCTTGGAGCTATTGATATGGCTAATTTTAGATTTGAATATACTCCATTTGGAACTGATTTACCTTTCTTTCCATTAGGCTTAAAATTAACTTTAATAAGAGGATTATTGCCTCACAATCCTAATGACACTGAAATGAATACTATTACGCAGCAACAACTTTATATTAATAGATCTCATGAATATGAATCTAGTCTTGAGCCTTTTTATAATGATGAATTTGGAAGTATGCAATTACAAGACTTAATAAATCAGTGGGCTAATCAAAATCCTGATATTGAAAATATGAAATTTTACAATAATAGATGGGCTCCTACATTTGTAAGATATGAAATGACTACAGATGCATACATAACAAGCTTGGGATTTGCTTTATCAGAGAGTAATTCTAATTTAACTTTCTGCAATTTATCTTCTATTAGTGGATCGAATAATGACTACAAAAAGGGATTAACTACATGGAACGGAATTAATGATATTGGATTGCCAGATTTTCAAGACGCTCCAGCTTATAATAACTTAGGTTTTATTGAAGAAGATTTAAAAATACAAATAGGTTTAAATCAAGGGCAATTATCTCCTTATACAGATAATAATGTTTTAAACTTTTATAATCAAACTGCATCTATTAATCAAGATATTGATTGGGGAGCTTATTATGGAGCTGATAATGTTGATATGGGTTTTGAGGTAGAATATGATTTTGGAGTGCATTCTGAGGTTGGGGAAATAGATATTAAATTTACTCATAATTATTTAGCAGAAACATCAGATGGAGTTGACTCAAATGTAGAAAACGTTGATGCTCTTGTAGATACAAATATTGTTATGGTTCAAACTTTGTCTGATAATGGTATAATAACGCCTGATGAGCCTATAGAAATTACTAGCTTATTCTATCAAGGGACTTTAGAAAGTTGGAATTTTTCAGAAAATCTTGTAATAAATCAATATATAAACTATGAAAATGGAGCTAAATTATATTTGAATACTTCACAGCAAGCTAATGATATCTCTCCATTAGAGGTAGTTGAAATTGCAAACAATATTCTTGATGATCCTTTTATAACTTCAGATTTTAATACTATTGAATCTAGCTTAGTTCATTGTACTGTAAAGATGTATCCAGATTATACAACACCAGATGGAGTTATTTTAAATGCAAATGATTTATTAAGTCAAGCTAGAAATGGTATATTTTATCCTGATGGTCCTAATTTAAAAACTTTAAATGATGGATATAACTATAAAGGAATTTTTTCTGGATATATATATGTAGTAGAAAGAAATGTAGATGGATCAACTTCTTCAGATCTTCTATCTATAGAATTAATAGGAGATTCAAGTTATTCTATATTCTCTCAAGTTACAACAGCTAATTGGAAAACTAATATTAATATAAACTTAGAGAATAGTGATAAATATCAATTAGTTGGATTATATGGCTTAAAGCCTGTATCAGGTTCAGAGTTTATAGATGCTCCTTTTTCACAACTTGGGGCTAATTTTATTAATTTTCTTAGCATGTATTCAAATATTGCATTTAATGGAAAAGAAAATAAACATATTATAAAAAGAGCATTTTGGCAAGATACAGCTAATGATTATTTTTTAAAGCAATATATTAATGGATGGATAGATTATTTTAAAGCTAATTATTCTCAAGATACTCCTAATAATTCTGTCCCAGCATTTTTAACAGAAGATAAAAGATTCTTAATGGAAAATCTTATGAATTTATTTGGTGCTGATGGATTTAATGAATCTGATGTTATATTAAATAATACTTGGATTTCTTTACCAGAATCACTTAATGATTTAGATAAAAATTTATTATTTATTCCTATTGTAGAAGGAAAACTTCATGATTCTGGAGCTAATTTAGATGAAGCATTAACAGATAGTGAAACAGGAGTTGATGTTACAGATGGAACTAAATTTATAGTAGGAGATACTATATTAATAGATGATGAGTTTATGGAAGTTACAGCTATATCTTCAAATACCTTAACAGTAGTTAGGCAAGCTTATGATGAAAAAACAAGAACTAGACTTCCTAGCTCTTCACACGTATCTGGAACAGATATATATATTAGTCCAAAATCAGATAAGTTTGTATGTGGATTGGTATCTCCATATTATGATGAAAATCAATTAAAAACTAATTTGCAAAATTCAGGACTTCCTAATATTGAAGATCATCCAGTTTTTATAGAATCAAATTCTGACTTAAGAGATTATTATATCAATATATTTAATTCAATTGACCCAGACTTATATCCGTATCTTCTTGAGTCTTGGGGGGTAGATTAATGGCTATTTCTGAATATACTAAAAAAGGTTGGTTTTGGGAAAATTTACTAATAGAAATACCTCCTCCATTATTTATTTGTAATTTTCAAGATAATCCTTTTAATCAAACTCAAATAGATGATATACCTGGAGGAAGTATATTTTTAGATTTAAATACTTATGGAGTCCCAGAAACACCTGATGCTATAGTATCATTAGCTGAAAATCAAGAAAACTATATAAACATAGAGAATGTAGAATATGTTATAACTGGATGGAAAGAAGGCAAATACAATGTCTATATAGCATATTATAATCATTTAGGCAGTGTAGGTCCATTAATAAAAGCTACAAATGCTTCAGAATCAGGAGAAGATAATTTTTTATTTATAGATAAAACTTATTTAGATCAATTTGGAAGTGGAATATCTGTAGTACCAATTACAGGATTTATAAAGCCATTTGATTCTAATTTAAATTATCTTTTTACAGATAAGGCCATAGGAGTTCATATATATGTTGAAAGATTTGAATCAATTGATGGAGAGCCTATTCCAAATATAGATAAAACTATATTTCCTATTTTAGACTTAAATTTTTCTAAAGGTTGGAAGAAGATAGGAGATTCAGTAGGATATGAACAAAATGATTATGCACCTTTTATAGAAATGGATACCTTATTAGAAACATCACCTGCTATTATGCAATTTGGCACTTCAACTTATTATAACAATCCATTGCTTAGCTTTAAATCATATCATGGATTTGAAAGTTTTTCTGTAGATATATATAGATGGAAAACAGCTGAGGTTCATAATTTTAGATCTTGGTTGGGAAATGTTGCTAGATTGCAAAGAAGAATAGATTCAGAAACAAATGAGCCTATTGAAACATGGGGTAATATCTTAACTGCTCATCCAGATAGGCTCTTAAAATCAGGTCATAGAAATTATGATGAATATGATGAAAGCTCTTTTATTGACGTAGTAAATGAAGATGGAGATGAGATTATAGCTATTATATCTTTTGCAGATCTTTTGTATCAATTTAAAAGAAATTCAATTTATGTCTTAAGAACAGATGGCGATAAACAGGGATTAGTAGATACTATTAGTATGGGTGTTAGTCATAAATCTTGCATAACTAAAACTCCTCATGGCATATGCTTTGCAAATAAAAGAGGCGTTTTTATATATACAACAAAAGGTATTTCTAATTTAACTGAAGAAAATATAGAATTTTCAAGCTTCTATTACGAATCTTTAAATGATTATTTTGACTTTGATGCATTAATCCCTGCATTAAGTTATGATCCTAAATCAAATCAACTTATTTATTTTCTTCAATGTCAAGATGGGAGTTTATTTCAGGATTTAAATTTTCAAGAAATAGCAGAAAATTTGGGACAATCAGCAGACTTTAATGATGATGGTATTGTTAATATTACAGATTATATCCTTATGCTAAATCAATTAGTTGCTAATAATGGAATTCAGTTGCTTTATGACTTTAATGTAGGCTCTTGGGTTAAATTTGGAAGTGAATCTAGCTTTACTAATCCTAGAGGTCAAAAATCAAATACTGTTTTAATGAATGAGAATTTAATATTTTTTGACAATACTAATGGTCTTTTATATAAATGGAACGATGAGTCTTATTCTAATAATTTTTTTAAAATACAGACTCCATTTATTGATTTTGAATATCCAACAGTTGAGAAAAAAATAAGTGAAATAACAATTTCTTGGAAAGGTACTGCTTCTCAAGATCCATCAATTAGAATATATTGTAATATAAATGGAGGTGAAGATAATATAGACTTAGAACTAGCAGATTCTTCAACTGCAGGAGAAATTTTAGGAAGTGGTCAAAGTGTACTTAAGAATACTACAGACACTTCAGCTAATGTTTCTAAATTTAAGCTACCAACTGCATATAAAGATGTTTATAATATAAGTGTGATTTTGCTTTCATCTTATGGTAATGTTGATGTAAATTTTGAAATCTTAGATATTAATATATCTTACCAATATAAAGGAATTAAATAATGCCAAAAGAAGTCTTCGTTATAAATGAATTTCATGGAGGAAAGGACTCTAAAACAGATCAAAGAGATATTGCCTCAGAGTCTTCTGTAGAGCAAGTTAATATAGAAACAAGTGAAAACTTAGCATCAGATAGAAGGGGAAAAGTTAAAATATCTGGAAATTTTCAATCATCAGAGATTTTAATTGAATCAGATCAATCTGAATCCTTGCAAGTTAATACTGATGATTGGCCATCTAATATATATAATTCTGGAGGGGTTGTTTTTAATGTTGATTATTCTTTCTTTAATGATTCAGGTGATATTGCAGAAGCTGATGAAATGGAATATACAAAACCATCTTTATTTCCAATAGTATATGGTAGAGATTTGTGGATTTATGATTCTGGAAAAGATATTATAAATATAGCAATATATGATATAGATGGAGATGATGAAAGTATTCCTATAGATCCAACTTATTATATTGCACAAGGAGGCTTATATCTTTGTGATAAAAACTTACAAAATAATACTCCATCGCAAATGATTAAAGTTATAAGAAATACATTCTTTAAGGGTTTTGATTATGAATATACTGTAAATGAATGGTATATTGGAGATTCTATTGTTGGGGCTCCTACAGAAGGCAGGCTTACTTTAAATGGAGATATTCCAGAAGATCCTTTACAAGTAAATATAAATATAGATTTTGACAATCCTCCTGAATTAGAACCTGAGCAAACTCTTAGTTCTGAATTTAAAGATGATATAACTTTTGGAATTTCTTATTTTTACTACAAATCTGCTCCATATGATACTGAAAGTGATATATATTTTGATGATACCACTATTGTTGATTGGACATCAATAGATACTTCAAATCCTCCTAGAATGTCTATATCTTGTAATATTAGCGAAGACCAACCATGGCCATCTCATATTGCTGGATTTAGAATTTATTTTCAAAAAGCAGCAACAACTGATTGGTGGCTACTTTCTGAGTTTGATTTTTTAAAAGGCACATGGTATTTGCCTAGTCATTCAGAATATTATCAAGATTTATCAAATGCAGAAGGCTTAAAGTTAAATTCATTATACAATGGAAGTTATCCATATTTATTAAGAATGCCTATTGAGTCTTATGAGTTTATGGCTAAAAGAGCTGCTTTAGAAAATATAAATGCTACATTTAAAACTGCTTGTGTTATGCAACAAAGAGCTTATATTGGTAATGTTAAAGTAGATGGGGTGGTTTATGGTGATAGGATTTTAAAATCAGCACATCGAAGATATAGTATTTTTCCTGAAGAAAGCTTTATTGATGTAGCATTAGATGATGGAGATGAAATTATAAAACTAGAATCCTTTGCTGATAGATTATTGCAATTTAAAAGATTTACATTATTTATAATTAATATACCATTAGAAGGAGGAGGAGCTTTTCTAGAAGCTCAATATCCAGGATACGGAGTTAGTAATCCATCTGCAGTCTCTACATATCCTGGAGGTATATTATTTGCAAATACAGAAGGTTTTTTTAGATATGATTCTGAAAATATAAGTAATATATTAGTATCAGGCGATGTATTTAAATTATCATCAGATGAATGGAAGGATTTTTCAATATTATCATTAGATGGTGAAGAATATCCTAGAGTTTTACGAGTTGGATATGATCCTGAAGATGAATCTGCTCTTGTATATAATGAATTAAATATTGGATATAAAGTTAATATGCTTAATGGAGCCATTAATAAACTATTAGATAAAACTGAATATAATCTTGTTACTAATATGTTTAGAAATAATGATAAACTGCAATTTCTACATATTGACTCTAATAATCAGGAGCCTACTAATGTATTTGAGATAAAGTCATGGAAGAGTAATCCAGTTGCTTGCCCAATAGAGCTTATAACTAAAGACATTACATTTGGTCAACCTTCTGTAAAAAAGAAAATTTATAAAATATGGGTTACATATAAAGCTGATTATACTACATCTAGTCAAACAGGAATAAAAATCTATTATGCTGTTAATGGAAGTGAGGATTGGTCGCTTAGTTATGATTCTTATGATGGTACATATTTAAAAAATGATGGCGATTCTCATGGTTTATTTATGGGAACTGCAGGTGTTTGGAAGCAAGCATATGCAGAACCTACATCATCTAGTGTAAAAAATATATATTCTTTTCAAATAAAAATAACATCAGATAATAGCTCTACAATTGACAGATCATTTGAAATAGACGATATATCTATTGTATATAGAAGAAAGAGAGTTAAGTAATGTTTAGTAGAGAAGAAAGAAAATTGCATCATATTAAAATGGATAAACCTTTAATGCAAAAAGGTATTCCAAATAGATTAGAAGGTTCTAATGGGGAAATAAGAATATGTGAAACTCCTGCGGGAGTATCTCTTGCTGTAAAGTATAATGATAGATGGTCTATTATGTTACCTTCAACAGAAAGAATTATTCAGCAATTAAATACTACAGATAGCCTATCAAATAACATAAGCGCATCTTTAGAGCGTTTACCTGATTATGATAGTGGTTGGACAGCAGATGGAACATCAGCATTAACTCATAGTTTGGGAACTGAAGCTATAAAGTTTATACAAGTTTCTTATAATAATACTGAAGATGATGCTTCTTCTACTATTTATAATACTAATGATGCTGGAGGTAGTAGCCCTACTGCAGTGGTAGTTACTAATGGAGTGAATGCAATTACAGCTACTATTTCTAATGGATTAAATTATTATAGAGTAAGATTATGGATTTAAATCTTGCACTATTCAATTATACTACTTATATTATGAACGTGATAAACCTATCAAAAGGAGCAATATGACAAATTTTTTAGATCCAAACTTTAAGTTTAAGAAAACTGGCTATGGAAGAGGAAGGACTGGTCATAGCTTTGGCCACTTAACTTCAGGGGGAGCAGCAGAGGTTGCAACATTTTCTGGAGAAAAATCAAGAGGTGAGAAAGTATTAGAAGAGTCATCAGCTCAAGATAAGCTAGAATCATTGCTAGGGAGTAAGTTATTTAATTTATTGCCAGAATGGACAAAAGGAACTAGATTAAAAACTAAAGAATTTAAAGAAACTTATAAAGACTTTGTAGGTGAGTTTCCTGATGTTGTTCAATTTGCTGAAACAGGTACAAGAGAAAAGTATGGATGGAAAGAGCAAAAGTTTGCATTTACTAAGAGCTTTTTAGAGGGTGACCATTTAAAGGATACGGCTTCGCTTGAAAGTTGGCTAGGTGGTGCAGAGGGGTCAAAATGGCTTAAACAATATAAAGCTACACCCGACAAATTTGATTTACCTACAGAAAAAGAAGACATATTTAAAGGGTTAGAAACTGAAGAATTTAAAGATATCTTTAAGGATCATGATTTTAGTTCAGTAATTAATCAAGATGCCAGTGTATCAACGGCTGGT